GTATGCCTTAACGAGCGAGATGAGATAAAAATTTTAAACCACCCATCTCATGGTGGTCAAACATGTTCACTTACATGTTAAAGTTTGTTACGTTCTATTTAAGATCTAGTATAATAAACATACTGATTTAAATCAGTTCTACATCTGTCTGTACTATTTCCTCCTGATGTGCCTGTATATATTGATGAACTAAGTGTATCGTCCTCTATAATTGGTGTAACAATGGGAGCGACAGAATGAAATCCAAATCTAGACTCATCTGTGCATCCCACATAAAAAATAAGAGTAGTCGGAATTGTAGACCAAATCAACAAATGGCCTACACCTGCAACAGACAATAACGGTGCATCATTCCCTTGAAATTTCTCAGGTCCTCCTACAAACTTGTAAAAATTGGTATTAGGAATTACAAATTCGTATATCTTAGTATTAATTGAGGTTTCTTGAGCCATCTCTTGAAAAGGAACTGGATACCCTGCTGTTCCAAGAACATAAGGAGAAAACTGGTTTAATGGACCCAAAGTGCTCGCACGAATGCTATTTCCTAAATTGTTTGCATTGTACTGGACTGGAACGTAAGCAATTTGTAAATCAGCTGAATTAAAGGTTTTTATTTTAATTTTAAAACCTGCCGATTTGCCATAATACATAGCAGATACCATTTGTAAAGGACTAACTGGTCTACCAGCAAAAATTCTTTCAGATAAAAATTGATCCAAATTTATTGGCGTAGGGCCTGCTGGTAAGTCAAGAGTGTATGTTTGATACATTCTTCTAACTAAGGGTCTAATATCTATTGGTGAATACAAACGTTCTTGGTGTGGAACAATTGTTTTAATGTCAGTGGAATATTCCGTAAGTTCTTGATTTAACTGAGGTTCATTCATAACGGTGATACCTTGGGACACATAAACATCTGGATCTGTTGTCTTAAGCAAGTCCACAATAGCATCGGTAGAAGTTAATAAAGATGTCTGAGAAGTATTTAAGAGAGGAATCAAATTAGCAGGTTCTGTTGCATATCCATGAAAGGTAAGATCGTCTCCTCCGGATATGTATACATTGAAATTAACATCTGTAGGAGAGTCAGAAGAAATCACCAAAGGCTGAGCTAAATAAATATAGTACATCCCGTGGAATAGAGCCTCAAAATTAAGATCCCTAGCGCATGGTGTTAATTGATTTCTGCACAAATATGGCAAATTAATCGTCTGAATTTGTCCTCCTGCTGTAAACTCCATCAAATGAGTGGGAGCACTCAAAAGAGTATTATAGATTGGATATGCTTGAAGTACTTCGGTGGGAGGATTATATAATTGTATTAATCGCAACTTAACCTGTTGTTTATTGTTCATTACAGATTGTATATGAATATTCAAAGATCCTCTCCACGCTCTGGACAAATAATGAATTAATTCTATATTATTTGCTATAGTCACTAAATTCGAATTCAAACCACCTTGCTTTGGTGATATGGGTTTTGACCACAGCAACTTGCCTACTACATCTCTATCAATAACTTTAAAAGAGCCTACATACTGAGGTTTGCTTAAAATATGCTTTATAGACATTTCATCTACGTTAGTATTAAAAATTGGTCTATCTACTATTCTATCTATTTCTGGATATGGGTCTAATTTTTCAAAGAATTGCTCTCCGGTCGTGTTGTTTGGAAAATTTCTCTGGGAAACTATCATGCGATTATTGATAAGTGGAATGTTCGGATTGTGCAATCCTGTATAATATTTTATTCCGGCTCTAGCTACGTCTATTGCATCTCCCACAACTCCTTTAACATAACTCGTAGTTGCATCTATAGCTGAAGAAGCGATACTCTGCAAACCTTGAGATGAATAAATTTTGGAAATCCCTTGAGAAGAATAAGACAGAAACTTAGGACTAGGTACAAAAATGTCTAATGAACTAAAGCATGCCTCTACTACCAAACTTAAAGATGTGGAAGCTCCTTGTGATGGAGATAATGGATTAAGAACCATAACGGCTAACGTTGCAAAATTTCCTGGAAAATTCGTTTCTGGTAAAGCTGTAGTAGTAGCCGCCAAGGATGGTCTAATATCTAAACTAGCTACATCAGTATTACAATACCAAGGAACGTGCAAAACTGCCGAAGTAGCTTCATTTGCATGCAAAAAACAATGTGGACCGCTTAAAAACGTGTTAATAAGCAACTTGTTATCTTGCGAAGTTGGTGTAAAAGTTGGCATGGGTGGTAAAATGCCCACTAACAACGTCCCTGCATGTGAAATTGTTCCTGCTATTGAAATATTCAAAGACAAATCACTTCTAAAATATGCTCCTAACTTAAGAGCAAACTCTAAAGAAGTGTTTGAAGTGAACACATCTTTAGGAAGTTTTCGAATATTCAAAGGTAATAATGAATACTTTGCTTGGTTGGACCATGAAAAACTTTCTACGAAGAAAGGCCGATTTACAAAAGGTTTAGTATCTATCCTGAACTCCTCAGGAAAATCTATTTCTGGATATTTGTTGTGGTGATCTGGCGTAAAAACCATATCTCTAGTATTAACAGATGCTACTGAAGTTCCTAAAGTTTGTTTAGTTTGCTGTATATCATAGCACATTTCTCTAGCAAATTTCAAATCTGTATGTGGTATAATGTTGTTATTTTCTATTTGTGAAACAGTATTTAATTTAAGAAAGACTACCGTTAAAATCTTCCATAGCCTATTAAAATTCTGGTTTAATTAGTAGCGGGAAATCTAGGCAATATCCCTTATAACTCTATATGCATTAAACCTCAACCAAGGTTGGATGTTTTTACTAACCTAATTTTCTCATGATCTGAATAAATAATTCAAACAACGGGAAAAGAAGTTTTCGTACAAGTTCT